GCTGGTACTTACGATTTAACTTCTGCTGGTAAGGCATTGCTTGATGATGCAGATGCCGCTGCTCAAAGAACAACATTAGGATTAGGGACAGCCGCAGTTGCAGCCACTGGTATATCAAACACAAACGTACCAGTGTTTACATCAGGTGTAGCTGATAATGACTTCTTGCGTGTAGATGGAACATCGATAGAAGGCAGAAGTGCATCTGAAGTATTAAGTGATATTGGTGGTCAAGCCTCATTAACTTTTGGTATATCAAACACAAACGCAGTAAAGATAGATAGCTCTAGTGTAGCAGATGATGAGTTTGCAAGATTTACTGCAAATGGATTAGAGAGCAGAAGTGCATCAGAGGTGCTGTCTGATATAGGTGCAACAAGTGCTACAGATGCAGCAAATGAGGCAACAGCATTAGCAATAGCGTTAGGATGATAACATGGCAAATACATTTAAAGTAGTTACTGCGGCAAGTATAACAAGCGAAGAACAAATATATGTTGCAGGTGGATCTGTTGTTGCAACAATAGTTTTAGGAATTATGGTAGCTAATACGACAACAAGTCAGGTCACTGTATCAGTAAAACTTGTATCAGACACAGCAAGTAGAACACATAGTGGAACTAATAGTGGTGCTAATAACACAGTGCATTTAATTAAAAATGCACCAGTACCTGTAGGTTCGTCTCTTGAATTATTAGCTGGTAATAAGGTTGTATTAGAAGACACTGATGAACTTACTCTTACTGCGTCAGGCGCATCTGACATAACTATTTCTATTATGGAGATTACTTAATGCCATACATAGGTAATACCGCAGCAGATAGATTTGTAGCAAGTAAAGCAGCTACACAGTTTTCTGGTGATGGTTCCACAACTGCATTTACATTAGAACATTCAGTAGGGTCTGATGAGGACATACTTGTATCTGTAGATGGTGTTATACAAGAACCATCTGTAGCATACGCAGTAAGCAATGGAACAACATTAACATTTACTGCTGCACCATCAAATAACTCAGGTAATAATATATTTGTATATTATCTATTTAGAACAGTGGGTACAATAGGACACCCTAGCAATCAAGCGTTAAGTGCATCAACGGGTACGTTTAGTGGCGCAATTACAGGTAGTAGCACAATCACTGGTGGTGGTTTATTAACAACAGGAGGTAATATAGTTATACCTGATGCAGGTAATATAGGTAGTGCAAGTGATACCGATGCAATTGCAATATCAAGTGGTGGTGTTGTTACATTTAGTCAACCTCCTGTAGGTCTTATAACAGTTGAAAATTCTGGTGGAGTTTCTGTAAATGGTAGTGCGGCAGCTGAATTTACAAGTCTGCCATCAGGTATAAAAAGAATACAAGTAAACTTTTATGGTGTTACAAATGCAGATACTAGTGCTTTAGTACGTCTTGGAACAAGTAGTGGATTTACAACATCAGGTTATGTTTCTACCTCTGAATATAGGAGTGGAATGTATGGTACAGATACAAGTGGTTTTATTGTAGGTGGAGCGCAAAGCACTATTGGAGGTATTATGACAATAAATCATTTGGGTTCAAATAGGTTTGTTGAAAATCATGTTGTTTATTACAATACATCAAATGGTGTTTTTGGTGGTGGTATAGTAACTTTAGGTGGCACTTTAGATAGAGTAAGAGTGCAAGGAGTTTCAGGTGGAAATTTCAGTGCTGGTTACGTTAATATTTTTTATGAATCATAGGTAATAATATGGCAAAAAAAATAATATATGATTTTTCAACAAATAAAACAGTTACTAAAGATTTGACAAGTGAAGAGCAAAAAGAACTTGATGCACAAAAACCTAATGCTGAAAAACAATTAGAATATTTAAGATTAGAAAGAAATAGATTATTGTTTGAAACAGATTGGTGGGCATCATCAGATATAACAATGACAGATGCACAAAAAAAATATCGTCAAGATTTACGAGATATTACTAAGACATTTAAGTCAATGACAGATAAAGACTTTAAGTTTCCTGAAAAACCAACGGAGTAACGAATGGCAAATCACGAAAAGAAAATAATATTAACAGATTTACAACAAAAGATTTTGTCTAATGATTTATACAATGACG